GCCCTATTTGTGCCGATTCCGTCAACAAAGACGAAAGGATTGGCAACCATACCATACCTAGTTTTGAACCCGATACGAGGTTGGAAGTCACTCTCGCCGATCGCTTTGACCATAGTCAAAGGAACGTACGGACAGTAGAATATACCAGCGTCGTAAGGATTAGATCCGCGATATCCAACACAAGCGAAGTCGCCAGTTGAATAAGGATCGATGTAGACTTTTAAGCGTCCGTTAAGAACTCCAGCAAAAGTATTGCCAGTGTCATCAACAGAAAGTCCAGTTGAAAGTGCAGGAGAATAATCCATTACACCAGAAGCTGCTAGAGCAGAAGCTACGTCAGAAGAAACGAGTACAAAGTTACCTTTGCCCCTTCTTGTTTCTTTTGCTATGACGTTTGCTTCTCTTTCGAGCTGCATTACTAGTCCTTTGAATTTTTCTGCCATCCATCTACCATCTGAATCAGTTCCGACATCAAAGATACCAGAAACTGCAGTGCTAGATTGCATTGCACCTAAGGATGCTTTAGCTAAAATTGTACGTACAACTTCTCTGTTGATTTCCGCGAGGATCTCAGCAGATAGGATGTTCGCCAATTCGCCTTCAGCGTCAAGGCCATGGATAGCTTTCAGATCTTGTGCTAATTCCATAGTGTACTCGGCTTTCAGTGCTCTTGACTTCGCTGTGACGGTTGATTTCTCGATTGAGAAAGCCATTTCGCCAATTGCGTCGCCAGAAGCTATTGCTGAACCCACAACATGAGTTCCTTTTGCTTCTGCGTCAGCCGTAGAAACACCAGAACCGAATGTGTGAATTGTATCTGAATCTGCGATAGATCCGTCAGTGTCGGCATCAGTCACGCCTTCTAGACCAGTTGGTCCAGCTTCGTGAGTACCGCCGCCTGAGAAATCAGTATCAGCTTCATCAAATAATGCTTCAGTACCACCTTGAGTTGTGTACCTAGATTTAAGTGCAAAGATAAGACCAGTTGGTCCACTCATTGGCTGAACGCCAGCGATATCATATGCAATCAAATTAGGCATTGCACGCCTTACTAAGGAAATAAGAACTGGGTCAAAATTGTCAACACCAGAACCAGTTGCGTTAGCAGCTGTTTCTTGGATATCTCCAAAAGATCTTTGAGCTCTTTCTTCTCTTAGGGCTACTTCTTGATTTTCAAGAAGACGTGCAGTAACCGCTTTTCGATATTTGTCGTCGATAGCTGGAGCATCTTCATGATCCAATACCGGCGCCCATTTCTCGATTAGGTTTTGGTCTGCGTTAAACATTTGTTTTTTCCCCCATTAAGGTTAAATGTTATATTATTTACTGTTAGTAATGGCTTGAGTGTATGCAGACATTGTGTCAGATACTGGAACTTGCGCTCCACCGTCTTCTCCAACTAGTGCATCAGCTTCATCTACTGGTCCAGAGCTTTCTGATTCAAAATAAGATTCTCTGACAGTTTTTACTTTCGTTTCGAAAGTATCTTTGTCTTCAAAATCTATATCTTCAACCAATCCAGCTAGTTTTTCAGCATCAGTAGCTGCTAAGCCCGAAGATTGTCCACGCACGACGTCGGCTCTTTCATAAGATTGAGCTTGATCATGTAATCGTATATTATCTTCTGTGGATTTATTGAGTTGATCCTCAAGTTCGGAAACTTGCTCGGCGAGATCGTCGATTAAGTCAGCCTTACCTTCAGGAACTTCAATATAATGTTCCTTGAACACAGATTGTAATGAATTCATGAACTCTTCAGCGATTTCAGTCCTAAGACCTTGCTGTACAGCCACTTCATTCTCTTTCATCCATCCTTCAACTACGTAGTTAAGATAGGAATCTACCTTTTCTACGATTTCAGTTTGAACGTCAGTTACTTCTGTTTCAAGATTTTGCGCATATTCAGATTCGAGTCTATCGATTTCAGCACCTACTTTTTGATTGTAAGCAACTTCAAAGATAGCTCCAGCCTTTTCACGGAATCCATCAGATAGAGTAGCTTCATTAGCTACGATAAGATCTAAGTCTTCTTCCCAGTCAGCAGATTCAGCCTTAGCACTTGCAGCACTAGGCTTAGCTTTAATGCTTTTATCCTTTTCAGGTGTAACTACATTAACAGCTTTCTTTACTGATCCATCGTCTTCCGACTCATCCATCTTTTGCATTTTTGCAAACATTGCTTGCGCTTCTTGTTTGCTAGCCTTCTTGAGCATTTCAACAGCAGCGTTAATTACTCCAGCTCTGGTTTTAGGTATTGATGGAGATTCGGGAGCAGATTCCTCTACTTCGTCTTCATCTTCATCTTCTTCCTTTTTAACCTTAGCTTCGGCAACTTCGTCAACTTCCTCTTCAGTTTCTTCAGAAACTTCAGACTCAATTGATTCAATTTCTTGAGCTTTCAAAATGCCATTGTCCCAGATCCAGTCTACGCCTTCCATAATTCCGTTAACGAAAGCGGACGGAGCAGAGGGGTCTTGGACTATGTCCACTGAAGCTAACATAAAGTCAGACTTCACGTACATGCCATTTCTTCTGTTCTCAAGAGTTCCCATACCACGACTTGATACACCCAACTTAACACCACCTTCGAGTAAACCTTCAACGATTTTTCCCATAGGGGTCTTTAGTATAGATGCTTTTCCAATAACATTATTTCCCTGGAATTCCAGGTTCG